GAATATCAAGGAATTACAATAAATTTAAAGGTTCATGCCTGCGGTCACTTTATTTTTGATGGAGATATCAGAAGAGAGGTTGGATTGATAAGTGCTGTATCTGAAACAACTGGAAAGAGAACTTTATGTGCTGCCATTGAAGGTGGAATGCTGGATGAATTTGGATATGTAAAAGAAGACTTTCTCATTGTAGATAGTGTATCTCTTACATACAAATTTTTTAATGCAATAGGAAGAGAAGTTCCTACATTTGATGAACTAAGACATATGATTGACGGGGATAAACCGACATGGGATATCTATGAAAAAGGGATCACTTGTTGCATTAATCAATGTGAAAAAGAAGCTACTACAAATAGAGTAAAGAAATATAAACCAAAAACTTTGGCAGAGTTAAGTAGCTTCATTGCAGCCATTAGACCAGGGTTTGCTTCGCTTTTAAGTACGTTTTTGAATAGAGAATATTATACAACAGGGGAGTCTAAAATTGATGAGTTATTACAAGATACTGCTCATTTTATGATTTACCAAGAATCAATTATGAAAGTTTTATCATTTCTTAAATTGGAAATGGGGGAAACATATGGAGTAATTAAATCTATTTCAAAGAAGAAATTAAAAGGCGAAAAAAAGAAAAACTTACTTAATGATTTGACGGATTCCTGGATAGAAGAGTTTCATAATAAAAATAATTTCAATAATGTTTGGAATGTAATTGAAGACTCTGCCAGATACGCATTTAATGCTCCTCATGCTTACAGTATGGGAGGGGACAGTGCATATCAGGCGTGGTTCAAGGCACATTATACAGCAACGTTTTATGAGGTGGCGATTAACCACTATCAAGAAAAGGGAAATAAAGATAAAATCGACGCACTCATTAAAGAAGCAATTAAGTTTTTTGGCTATAAATTTGGTGACTATGAATTTGGGGTAGATAATAGAAGAGTTGTTATAGATGAAGAAAATAAAATTATTTATCCAAATTTATCTAAGATAAAAGGATTTGGAGAAGGTGTTGCGGAGGCTTTGTATAATATTGGAAAACAAGATTACGAAAATTTTATAGAAGTAATTTCAGCGGCTCTTAAAAATTCTATTAGTAAGACTATTTTGAAAAATCTTATTAAGATAAAGTATTTCAAAAAATATGGAGATGTCAACACTCTTTTAGCCACTTTTAAATATTATAACCTATTAAAAGGAGGGGAGACCAAAGTAATTTCTAAAGAAAAGGCAATGGGAAATAATTTAACTTTTGATTTACTCAATAAATATGGAAATGAAACTGAAAAACAATTCAATAAAATTGATTCAAAAGGGTTGCTAAATGAATTGACAAATACGATTGAGTACAAACCTTTGACAGTAAAAGAAGAATTAGACAATCAAAAAGATATTCTTGATATCATTACATATGTAAATCCAAAAGTTAGTAAAAGATTATACTATGTCGATATTTTGGATGAAAAGAAAACGGTTACAAATATTTCTTTATATGAGATATACAGTGGGAAAACACGTAAAGTCAAGATGTGGACAAGTCAATTTTCAAGAAATCCATTTTCAGAAAAAGACTTATTAAATATACATGTCATTGAAAAGAAACATAAGAAAGAGCCTACAGGAGAAATAAACCCAAAGACAGGAAAGAAAATCTATGCAGATGTTCCAGACAAATTTGAATACTGGTTGAAAGCTTACACAATTAAAAGAGAGGATGATGATTTATAAAATTTTATTATACCACAGCGCAATTAAAAGATCTTGTGTCACATTTAGTTGT